ACGCCGTCTGATGGCCGCGCGCGCGTTGATGATCTGGCGGACAGCTTGTCGGTATGGCTGACCCTGTGGCCGCTGCTTCGCTGGCAGGTGCATCCGACGCTCGTGTCGCATTGCGATGCGCCGGCCACCGCGCATATCGTCGTGCTGCATGCCAGCGGCTGGGTCGTGCTGCATGCCGCCGGCTGGCTGGACCTGCCGACAGCAACCGGCGATGACGGCCGGCCGGCAATCTGGCGCATGGTGCTGCCGTGACCGATCCGGCGCCCGACGCCGCGCCGCTGGTCGACAGCACCCTGATCGGCGCCATCCGTCTCGACGACGCGCACGGCTCTGTCGAGTTCGCGCCGCTCTTCGATATCACGGCAGTCGAGGCCGCGCTGATCAGTCAGTTGTTCTTCAAGCTGATCCTCAACCACTGGAGCCCGACGGGCGGCCGTCTCGACTGGCGTGAGTACCTGACGCGCCTGCATCCCGCGACCTGTGGGGCGCACGTGCGCCCCCTGATGATCCACTTCGAGGAGAGATCATGTTGAGCACGATTGGCCTGGGTTCGGAGGACGACGACTTCCTGCGCGGCAACTCCCGGCGCAATGACCTGCTGGGTTTCGGCGGCGACGACCGCCTCTACGGCGGCACCGGCCATGATACCCTCTACGGCGGCGCCGGCGACGATCGCCTGTGCGGCGGCGCCGGCGACGATGTGGCCATGGGCGGCATGGGTGACGATTATATTTTCGATGTCCGTCCGTGGGACCGCAATGGCCGTGGTGGCCGCGACGCGTTCTACGGCGGCGACGGTGATGACGTCCTGAACGGTGCGGCGGGCTGCGATGTGCTGGATGGCGGCGTGGGCAACGACCGCATCCATGGCGGCCGTGACCAGGACATCGTCAGGGGCGGCGATGGCGACGACATCATCTGGGGCGACAATGGTCGCGACGATCTTTTCGGGGACGACGGCGCCGACCGGTTTGTCGTCGGCAAGGACGGTGATCGCATCCACATGGGGCGCGATCACGCCGGCCGCCTCGACGGCGACCGCGATGTGATCGCGCTCAACTCCGACCAGCGCGGCGTCTGGACGGTGTACGATTTCGAGCCGGGGTTGGATCTGATCAGGCTGGGCCGCGATGCTGTCTACGATGCGCAGCAGCATGCCTGGATCGACCACGCGCACGGCATCGTGCTCGAGTCGGGCGACACGGCCCATCTCGCCGTGCTGCATGCCGACGGGACATGGGGCATGACATGAGCCCGCGCGCGGAAAACAATCGGTGTCGAGAGCGCCTTGTGGCGGAAGCTATCTTTTCAAGCTTGAAGAAACAGGCTGCTGTTCGCGGTTATGTTTCGGGGAATCCCGCGCCGCACGCGAAGACTACGGTTGACGGGGAGTTTCTATTATTGTCGGTGGCCCGACGCGTGCTACGGGGTTTTGGACGAAAAGAAGTCCATGCCGTTTGGGTCACAGCCATGAGCCTGTCTAACGTTGCCTGCGAGACCTCATAGCTGGACAAGCAACGATACGTCCTGCAGACTTAACAGGACTGTCTGCGTAAAAATCTTCGCTCCAATTGCCAAAGGAAGCTGTGACCATGCCGATCGCCGATACCGAGGATCGCGACCTGCGCATCGCCACTTTGCAGGCCAATGCCAACCGTCTGGTCGACGAGAAGCATGCCCTGGCTGGTGAGATCGAGCGCCTGACCGAAGCCAACGAGCGGCTGACGATGGCGATCGCCGAGGCGACCGCGGAGCGCGATGCGCTGAAAGCGCATCTCGCGGCCAAGGAGGGCCTGGGCATCCAGGAGAACCGGCCGGACATGGGCCACAAGACGATCCGCGACGAGCTCGCCGAGGGCATCGACGCCATGGACGCCCAGCAGGCCAAGGCGAAGCGCAAGTGAGCTGGCGTTTCAGCGGCGTCGGCGTACCGGCCGGTTTGCGCCGCCGATTGGACGCCATCCCGACATCGACCAATGCGCCGCCATTCGAGCTGGCGCTGCGCGACGGTGCGCTGACCCTGGTGCGCGGCGCCCTCGACGCCACGCCGGCCGGCCTTGTCCTGCAGGTCCATGCCGAAGGTCATGTCGACCGCAACGGGGGCATCCGGCTGACGCTCAGGATCGGCTACCTGGCGGATTTCGCCGGCGACCTGTCGATCAGCGAGCCTGCAATCGCCAGCGCTTGATCACGGCAGCGTTCGCGGGCTAGCTTCTGCAGCATGCAGGAACGTCTGATCGAGTTCGGCGGCGGCAAGCTCAATGTCGACTGGGCGCTGCGCGAGCTCGAGCGGCTCGATTACGAGGAGAGCCTCTACAATTTTCTGAAGGGTGCCTGGCGCTTCATCGATCCTGCGCCATTCATCGGCGGCTGGGCGATCGAGGCGATCTGCGAGCATCTCGAGGCAGTGTGCGATGGCGAGATCAAGCGGCTGCTGATCAACGTCCCCCCGCGCATGAGCAAGTCGTCGATCTGCTCGGTCGCCTTTCCCGCCTGGGTGTGGGCGCAACGCCACGAAGGGCCGATCAGCGGGCCCGCCGTGCCGTTCCTGCATGCGTCCTACGGCTACAACCTGTCGATCAGGGACAGCGTCAAGTGCCGGCGTTTGCTCAAGAGCACATGGTACCGCAAGCTCTGGGGCGACCGGTTCGAGATCGTGAAGGAGCAGGACCAGAAGATCCGATTTAGGAATAGCCGCGACGGCGAACGTCTGATAACTTCAATCGGTAGTGGTGTCACTGGTGAGGGTGCACAAGTCATAGTTGTAGACGATGCCAACGCCGCCGACGAGGCGCTGAGCGAGGCCATCACCAGGACGACCAACGAGGACTGGTGGGATGGCACCATGCAGACCCGTCTCAACGATCCCAAGACGGGCGCGTTCATCGTCGTCCAGCAGCGCCTGGGCGAGGACGATCTCACGGGCCACATCCAGGCGCGCGATCTCGACCGCATAAAGGCCGGGATGGGCGCCGAGTGGACTCAGCTCATCCTGCCTATGCACTACGATCCGGTGCGCGCTGTCCAGCTCTATCCAACCAGCATCGGCTGGACCGACCCGCGCAGCGAGGCCGGCGAGCTGCTGGCGCCCGAGCGGTTCGGGCCGGTCGAGGTGGCCAAGCTCGAGTTCGCGTTGAAGAAATGGCGCAGCGCCGGGCAGCTCGAGCAGCGTCCCGAGCCGCTCGGCGGCGGCATCGTCAAGCGCAAGGACTGGCAGTTGTGGCCGCCGGGCGGCGAGGAGCAGGACAAGCAGGGCCGCATCCTGAAGCCGGCGGAATGGCCGCCGATCGATTTCGTGCTGGCTTCGCTCGACACCGCCTACACTGAGCAGTCGATGAACGATCCCAGCGCCATGACAGTGTGGGGCGTCTTCGCCGGCGACAGCGTGGCCCAGTCGGTGCACACTGGTCCTCGCATCGCCGAGGACGGCCAGCAGGTGACGGAGCGCATCTACGCACGCACGGCGCCGCGCGTGATCTTGCTCGATGCCTGGAGCGAGCATCTCGATTTTCATGCCCTGCTGCTCCATGTGGCACGCACCTGCGCGCGCTGGGCGACCGACAAGCTGATCATCGAGAACAAGGCGAGCGGCATCTCGATCGGCCAGGAGCTGCGGCGCCTGCTGGCCGAAGGTGCCGTGCAGGATCCGACGACGCGTGATCTTTTTCGTCGGCGCTACGCCGTGCAGGTGGTCGATCCCAAGAATGTCGACAAGGTGTCACGGCTCTATTCGGTGCAGCATCTTTTCGAGGGCGCCATGGTCTATGCGCCGGACCGGCCGTTCGCCGACCTGGTGATCACGCAGTGCGGCGTGTTCCCCAAGGGCAAGCACGACGACCTCGTCGACACCACCAGCCAGGCGCTGCGCCATCTGCGCGACATCGGCAAGCTCGAGCGCGGCGTCGAGATCACGGCAGCGCTGAACGAAGCGCTGCGCTATCGGCGTCCGCCCAGAAAGCTCTATCCGGCATGATCACCACACCAGCCGAGGCGATCGTCGACCCGCTCGATGCCGATCGCGGCGAGCGCTGGTGGCGGGTGACGGTGCGCACGCCGACATTCTGGGCCGGCCGGCGATATCGGCGGGTCTATCAAATCAAGGCCTGGACTGATAGTCTGGCAGCGCGCGAGGGCCTCGAACGCTTCGCCCAGGAGGTGGACGGCCGGCCCCGCATTATCGTGGAGCGCTGAGCCATGCCGCTGGTCGCGGGTCTCAATCCATCCATTCGGCTCGAGCAGGAGCCTGCGCCGGCCAACGATGCGGAGCCGATCGACGTCGAGCTGCTCGACCATGCGCCGGGCGAGGATGCCAACGTCACCGATGACCACGGCAACATCCTGAAAATCGAGCATGCCGATGGCACGATCACCGTCAGCCTTGACGGCAAGCCGGTCGCTACCCTGGACGACCAGCCCAATCCGGCCGGATGGTTCGACAATCTCGCCGAGCGCATGGACGACATGCAGCTCGGCATCATCGCCGACGACATCATCCGCGGCGTCGAGGAGGATCTGCAGAGCCGCGCTGAATGGATGGAGCAGCATGTCGAGGGCCTGAAGATGCTGGGCTTCAAGCCCGAGACGCCCAACCTGTCGGCCGATGCCGCCGATGGCGCGGTCGACGGTACCGCGACGGTGCGCCATCCCATGATGGGCGAATCGGTGCTGCGTTTCTGGGCCAATGCCTGCGGCGAGATGCTGCCGGCCGACGGGCCGGCCAAGATCCACGATGACAGTCCTAACAGCGACCTGCCGCGCGATCAGCTGGCTGACGCCTTGCAGAAAGATTTCAACCATTTTCTGACCAAGGTCGATCGTGGCTACTACGCCAGCTTCAAGCGCATGCTGCTGAAGCTGGGGTTCGGCGGCATCGGCTTTCGCAAGGTGTATTATTGTCCCAAGCGCAACCGTCCAGTTTGCGAGACGGTTGACTATGCCGACATGATCGTCAGCAATGACGCCGACAGCCTCGACACCGCCCGCCGCTTCACCCAGCGCGTCATGATGAAGCCGAGCGACGTCAAGGTGATGCAGCTGCTGGGCATCTATCGCGATGTCGATCTCGGCACGCCGGCCGAGCCCAACTACGACGAGCTGAAGCGCGAGGAAGCCCAG